CGTCAAAGCGGTAGGCGCTATAGGCCATGCGCCCATCGAAACGGCGATGGCGGCGCACCTCGATCTGCATGGGCAGGTCTTCTGCTACAGGAGCCGATGCGCCGAAATCGGCATAGCCGCTGTAGTCCAGCTCCGCACCGTAAGCAGGGCAGCGAATCTGCTGGTCAGTCATGCCGATCAACGCGGCCATGCTGTCGCGCTCACGGTCGCCGTCATGGATCGCGCCTGTTGGCGTGGCCGAGAAGCCGTTGTGAATCGCAGCGCCATCGAAGTGCAGCGCCCCATCCCAGGTATGCAGTGCGCCCTGATCATAGGCCAGCGCGCTATCGTAGAAATGGTGCCCCCAACGATGCTGATCATCGTGTGTAAAGGAGCCTGCGTGTTGTCCCAGCTCGGTCACACCAACCTGCTCGGTAATACTTGCGCGGTGCTGCACGTCCACCAGGTGACTGCGCGCAGGCTTCCACGCCGTAACGGCCTCCACTATCAGCGCAGTCTGGGCGGCGGTGATAGGCTGATCATCACCCGCGTCGGCCACCACGCGGAACTGCGCCCAACCGTAGGCGGCATAAGTATCGGAGCCGCTGAACGTCACGCCACCGTCGTAGCGGTTTGACGGCAGGCGCTCATTGATTTCCAGATCATTAAAACCAGCCGCCTTGAAAGCCTCACGGATGGCCCAAGGGGTACCCTTATGTCGGTGTAGCGCCACGGCTCTGGCCAGCAGCGCGCGGCGCTGTTCAGGCGTATCTGCCAGATTCCATCCACCTTCACCCATGATGCAGAACTGCTCACCCAAGTGCGACAGCGCCGATTCCGCGACGTGTTCGAAGTCGTAGATCAGCGTCGGTAGCAGGTCAATGTCCGACAGGCGCGACTGGACAGCTTCCAGCGCCCGCATGGATAGATCGGTCGCCAGTGGCGGCGGCAGTAGCGTTGGCTTCACGAAATCGTCAGCCATTGGCCACTCCTGTCACCGTGACGGTAATGCCTGTGCAGCGCGGGTACTCCCACTTCGCCAAATCCAGATCGGCGGCAGGTGCGACGGGGATGACGGAATAAACGCCATATACGAACAGCGCATCGATGAGCTGCGAACGTATGATGGACTGGCCGAACTTCAACCGCGCATCGCGGAAAACCTGCGCGGCCTTCTCCGCTTCCGCCTGCGCCAGCGCAGCATCCGCAGTACTGGTGAGCACGATCTGCACATTGATGGCGTAGTCCACTGGAACCGGATCTGATACCAGCACCTGATCACACAGTGGGCGCACTTTATCGGCGCTACACGTGGCCAGCACCGCCGCCTTGATGGCCTCTCCCGGCAGACCGGCTGCGGTCAACGGATAGAGCGTCACATCGCCAGGAACGTGCGAGACAACGGCCACGTCGATGATATTCTGATGCGCACTCATCGCATGGAAGCGGTATGCCTCAACCGAACCAGCCACGCTGAATACCTCCGGGGCAAGCACGATGCGCTCCTTGAAATGCTCATCGTTCTCTTCTTCTGCACCGCCTTCGGACGTAGTGATATTCTCCACGGCATCCACAGCCAGACCGCTCGGCACATCCACCAGCGTCTTGATCTGGCCCGGCGCGAAACCGTTGCCGACCTCGCCAGATTGGGTGCAGGTAGCCAGCACGTCAATTTGTGCCGCCCCCGCAGCCACGGTTACCGCATCCTTGGTCGCAAACGCCACGTTGCCGCTTTGGACTTGCGTCCCCGCAGGCAGAACGGCGCCAACCGTTGGCGCAGGATTAAACGTGAATCGCAGCGTTACAGTGGCAGCAACCGCAGGCACACGCGCCACGCCAACATTCTCGCCCAGGTAGTCCAGAATGACACCACGGCTGTAGCGCACCAGATTGAGCTTTGCGCCGTCCTGGAACGCCTCGCGCACCAGGCTTTCGCGGTAAGCCACTACATCAATCAGCAGGCGCTCGGCCTGCGCCGGGTAAAGCGTCTTACCAGTAAGCTGCTCGTATAAAGCAATCATCTCGCGCGTAACCTTGGCAGGATCGCGCTCGATGAAATTGGGGTCTGGCATCTGCCGATCAAGAAGCGTGCTCATAGCTGTTTCCTCAACGGCACAGGCGTCTTGAAGATTTCCGACCCAACGCCATCGGCGAACACCCACTCGACCTCGACCAGCAGACCGGCCACATCGCCGAGAGAAACAAACACACGCATCACCTTGATGCGCGGCTCCCACTGGCGTAGCGCATCCACCACCTCGCGCACGATGTGAGGACGGGCGGCGTCGATAGGATAATCAACATACAAGTGCAGGTTACTGCCGAAGGTCGGGCGGTGCGGATCGCTGCCCTTGGGAGACTCCAGAATGATGTAGATGCACTGACTGACATCATCCGCGCCAGTGACAATCTCGCCCATCCGGTCGCTTGCGAGACCGGATGGATGCCCAACCACCTGCCCGGACAGCGCGGGCTGATAGAAAGCGGGGCGAGAGTTTGCAGGGATGGCGACCATGTGCTTATGGTCGCCTAAAGCCCTTATTGCGGCGATTAAAGGGCTTTAGTTTATGGGGCTAGTGGGAGTGATGATTGGAGTTTCCACCGGCATCAATGATCGTGCCGGTCGCCTGGATATTGCCATCCACTTGCACGTTGCCCTGAATGCTGGCCGCTGAGCCGCCACCCGAGCCGGACATACCGTCCTTGTAGGTCAGCAAACCATTAACAGTCAGCTTGCCGGTGCAGGTAGTCTGCGGCGTGTCCAGTATGATGCTGGGCGCTTTGATCGTTACCGCACCATCGGCGGTGACATTTACAACCCCTTTGCAAAATACAGTCATCGCCCCGCTGGCACGGTCATATTCGATGCTGCCGCCGTCCTTGAACGCCAAGTGGAACTTATCCTTGCTCGCCACGGGCGGCATATCCGGATCAGAGTAGATCGCGCCGAGGATACAGCCGTCTTCCATGAACTCATCGAGCAGGCAGGAAACCTGCTCGCCCACGTCCAGCGTCCACACAATTTTGTCTTCAAGCGTCTTGGGGTGAATGACCGGCAGCCAGGCCGTGACCAGGCCATCTATATCCTCGAAGCTCACCCGCGCAAATCCGGGCTTGGATTCAGCCACGATGCCCGTCTTGTAACTCACGCCGCCCGTGGTTCGCGTCATTTCTTCTCAGCTCCCTGCTCCGGATCGCGCACCCGTTTCAGATCTACTTCCGTGCCGTAGCCCGAGCTGCGCGACACGCGATGCCGAGCTTGCGTCACGGTGTATTTGCCGTCCATCGCACCGAAGCCGACCAGCAGCACATTCACGCCAGACATCAACCGCACCTCGCCGGGCAGAGTGAGGCCGCCACCCGTCTGGTCTTCGTTGGCGAGATCGAGCGCGGCATCGGCCTTGAGCTGCGCCTGCTGCTCGTTTTCGGCGCGCACGTTGCGCTTCAGCTCATCGGCGCTGTGCGCGTTGTGCTTGGCCTCTTTGTCCTTAACCGTCGCCTTCTTCGTCTTCTTGGTCTTGGGATCGTGATAGGACACGGTTGCGGCCACCACCACGCCATGCACCTTGTCGCGGAAGCGAACGCTGGTCACGTCCTGGCGTGTAATGGTGAGCGTGGATTCCGCCTTCTTGAGTTCAGCGCGCTTGAAGAACGTGAGCTTGTCGCCACGCACCGAGAAGCTGTAGCCGTAGCTCTCGGCCACGCGCTTGAGAAAGGTCAGGTCGGTTTCATAGACCTGCGTCACACGGGATATCTTCACTGCCTCGATAGTGCCGGAGAGCTTCAGCTTGTTGCGCTGCGCCACGGTTCTGGCAATGTCGGCCAGAGTGGTATTCTCGTAAGCACGCCCGTTGTAAGTGCGCACGGAGCGTTTCACCCCTGCCGCCAGCCCCTTGATGCGGATAGTGTCCGGCGGGCCTTCCAGCTCAACCTCATCCACCTCGAAATCGCCGCACGGCAGCAGCGGCCCATTGGCATAACCGAGCTGCACGCTCACCATGTCGCCATGCTGTGGGTACCAGGCGTTCTGCCAGCGCCGGTCAACATCCTCAAGCAGAATCTCGACACTGTCGCTTTCACCTTCCATGAAGTCGGTATAGCTGATCTCGATGAGCGCCGGGGAAATCACCGTGGTGATATCGCGGCGCTCATAGATCACGATGACCTTGGGTTCGGGTATCGTAGAAAGGCTCAACGCTTCCACGGCGGCAACTCCTCTGCCTGCAACGCTTGAGTGGATTCACTGACGGGCAGCACCGGAATCAGCACCTTTACACCGGAAGGCAGCGCCGAGCCAATGTCCAGCGCCGGGTTTGCTTGAATGATGCGACCATAGTCCAGCGGATTGCCGTAATAACGCCACGCCAGGCTATCCCAACGCTCACCGGCCTGCGTGATGTGCTCGATGCAATTGATAGCTTTCACCGTGCGCTCCGCAGCGGTGATGCGCCAGCGGGGCGCGGGGCGGGAGTCTTATAGACCGATTGTGACGGCATCGTAGCTGAACCGCTCGCCGCATTCTGCTCGATGGCTACGGCGGACTGGCGCGGTGTTTCGTCCGGCATCGACGCAGCCGGTGGAGATTCGCGCATCTTGAGTTGCGCCTCAATCCACAGCAATGTCCCATCGCCCCGAGTCATGCGCGTAGTCACGTTCACCGAGACCGGCACAAACCATCCCTGGTGCGCACCGCTGGCAAACACCAGCGGCAGCGGCGTGTGAGCCGCGACGGCAGCGCGTAACTTCAATAGTTCCACGGTCGGCACACAGAAGCCCGCGTGGAACATCAGATTCCACGTCACTTCGCCAAGATTATCGCCCACCCACTGCAAGCGCGGCTTACCCTCGATCAGCGCATGCTCCGCAAAGTTCGCCGAGAAACTCTCTTCGACCCCTTCAATTTGAGACAGCACATCAAAGCCAATCGTGCCCAGCATGGCATGTGAAATTCCGCCGAGATTGCTCTTCAGCTCGCGGATGACGCGGTCGGAGGCAAAATTTCCGCCAACTGAGAGCAGTTGATCTAACATCAGAATGCCCTCCGTTGCTGCTCGGCCTGCAAGCGGCGCAGCATCTGCTCCAGCTCGCGCACGGACATCTGCATGGCATGCTGCACCTGGCCTTTCACGTCACCGCTGCCATTGCCGCCAATAGTGATAGATGGAGAAAACTGGATCGTCATGCCCGATGCACTTGGTGCTGCACCAGACGCGCCGCGCGCCGAAGGTGAAGCGATCTGGATGTTCGGCAGCATCTGTGTGGCTTCTTTCGCCCCCGCCATTGCATGGCCGCTGGCAGCCATCGCACCAGCCATTGCCGCACCCGCCAGCTTTCCTGCCGCACTTTGCACACCAGACATTGCACTCTTGATTCCCTGCGTTGCTCCAGCGCCAATGTTTAGGCCATAGTCCATGAACACCGTGCTCGGAGAATGGATGCCAAGCATGGACTTGAACTTATCCTTGATGCCGCTGGCGAGTTGGCCGACCGACTTGCTCAACTTCGCCCACCCTTCGGTGAGACCACCGACCAGACCGTTGATGATGTCAGCGCCGATCTGGATCATGCGCGCGGGCAATTTGAGGAACTCGGCTAGTAGCTTTGCGCCCCAAGTCAAAACTCCCGCGATCCCCTTGCCGAACTTTTCCCCCATGTTGCGGCCAGCGTTACCCACATCCTCAACTGGCGTGAAAAGGTTTCTCATCCAGCCCCAAAGCA